TGCTTTACCTTATGCTTTTTTTTGTTATGATGTGCGCGATCCAAAAAAGATGCGCTCATAGCTCAACTGGATAGAGTACAGGTCTCCGAAGCCTGTGGCGTGGGTTCGAGTCCCGCTGAGCGCACCAAATTCTATATTCAAACTTGTCAAAAGTCGTATAAACCTGCTGTAAATAATAGACTTCCCCGCATAAACCTGTATAAAGTTGTATAAACCTTTTTAAAGTTGTAACGCAATGAAGCATTACAGGTTGCGTTACAAACCAGTTTTGTACTCACAGGTGTAACGCAAAAACATGCCAAAGCAAGTAATTTCGCTTACAGACAGCAAAATCAAAGCATTCCTTCGAGACGTAAAAAATAGCAATCCCAACGGCTTAGAGAAGGATATTCGTCTCAGTGATGGTGCTGGTCTGAATCTTCTAATTCGTAAAAACGGTACTGTAATGTGGCGTTTTGACTACACACGTCCGATTGCAAAAAAAAGAAATACGATGACGGTCGGGACTTATCCAGCTATGTCTTTGGCCAAAGCGCGGGAATATCGCGACCAGTTCCGGGCATTGATTGCTGCCGGAAAAGATCCACAGGCAGAAAAACAGGGTGTGGAAGAAAAAGAGCGACTGAAACAACAGGCTACTTTTAAATCAGTATCTGAGCTCTATAAAAGTAAACAGCGTCTGGCTGAAGCTACCGTTACCCGTAATGAACGTATTTTTGAAAAACTTTATCGAGATATTGGCAATATGCCAATTTCTGAAATTACTCCGCGTGATCTGGCCAAAGTAATTGAGAAGGATGAAAACAAGGGCTATATCGAATCGGCCATGCGGATCAGGTCAAAAGCATCACAGGTATTCCGATTTGCCGTAAAGATGGGATTATGTGAAAGAGATATTGCGCAGGATCTGGCCGGCACAATTACCCAGAGAGAAAAACAGCACTATTCTGCACTGACAGATCCGTTTGATTTTGCCCGACTGCTTTTTGATATTGATAATTATGAATCCCAACTGGTTCATGTGAAGTTTGCACTGCAGCTGGCACCGCTGGTATTTGTCCGGATCGGTGAACTGCGTGCAGCAAAATGGGCTGATATTGATTTTGATAATGCCACATGGTCTTATACGCCGTCGAAAACTTCTGCCAAAACTGGCCTTGATCATATTGTGCCTTTATCCACTCAGGCCATTTCGATTCTAAAAGAAGCTTATAATTTTACGAATAACTCAGAATTTGTTTTTCCATCACGTTCAGACAAGCACCGTCCGATTTCTGATATGTCTATTAATATGGCCTTGCGCCGTATGGGATATGGCAAAGAAGATATGACCGGTCACGGATTCAGAGCAATTGCACGTACCTTATTGGATGAAGTTCTGGAATTTCCACTGGATATTATTGAACAGCAACTTGCGCACCAGGTGCGTGACATGCACGGCAGGGCATATAACCGTACAAAACATTTAGATAAAAGACGCAAGATGATGCAAAGATGGTCGGATTATTGCGACGAGCTCAAGGCCCAATTTGCCGCATCCAAGAATATTAACTTTGAAGAAAAAAAGCCCTCATGATGCGAGGGCTTGTTTTTTATTGAAGTGAGCATAAATAGTCGACTTCCACCAGTGTTTGTATCCGCTGTCGCTTACCCAATCCGGCTCCGGAAACTGACGGGTTTCAACCATTTTAATAATTGATGCACGTGTCATACCGACCATTTTGGTGACTTCACTTGTCTTTAATAGTCGGTCTTCTTCACCGTGTAAAACATCTTTGGTCATGACACCTCCTTTAAGCTCTGCACCACCGATTCAGGTAAGTTTTGTTTATGCCAGTTATTGTCGATGTAACTGGAAAGCATGTGGTAAAAACGATCTGCAAAAACTTCTTCTATTCTAATTAAAATTCCAGTTCCTGCTTTAACTCGACCCTCTGTGATTGATTTCGTCCACTCAACCACATCAAATTCAAGATGGCTTGATTCTTTGGCAATGTTAAATAAAGAACCAGTCTGACCTGAATCCAACTCCAACCAGAAAGGCTTATCCTTGTGCAGCTCGTCAATGATGTAGTTCGCCACCTGCACATTGGTTAATTGAATTTCAGTCATTGGCGGACTCCTGTGATATGCCTAGCGCCATTAACTTGAGTGCAACCTGCTGCCACATTTCACGCACTTCATTTGTCTTGCTTTCAGTATGTGTTGCTAAGTCAACTGCATTTATGGCAATGGTTAATTCAAGTAGGTCTTTCTGACTAACAATCACAAACCCTTCCTGCTTAATCGCATCAATCACAGCTTCTGCTTGCTCATCACCCCATTCATGGGAGTTACGCAAAATTGCCGTTTTTACAACTTCTTTAATATCCATCACGCCAATTCCTCTAAAAATTCTTTTCCGTGTTCCAGGTACTGGCCTAAGAACATTTTAAATACCGGCTGACAAGGTTTATTCATTTGCAGTCCGATGATCTCAATCTGTTTGTGCTTCGGCTTCCAGGCTGTCATGTGGTCGCCACGATTCACGCCACGGTATCCGTTTTTAACCAGCCAGTTTCTAAACGGAATCAATAAATTTAATGGGATAACTTTCATAATTTATTCCTGTAGACCACACCCGAAGGTGTGGCCAGATCCGTATTATTTATTTGGGAACATATCCATCTGATCTTCGATCAATTTCTTTTTTTGCTGGTAGGCTTGCAGTAATTCCTGTTGATGCTCACTGGTCAAGTTCGGCTTCGCTGCATTCATTTGCTGGGCGACTTGTCGAAGATCTTCACCGTTCTTGGCATCAGAGATCAGTAGGATAAGACCGCTTTTAACTGACCCACTTTTGAGAGGATCTACAGCTGGCGCTTGTGATGCCTCAAACTTGCCGCGTACTTGCTCAATGTTGTCTGCTAGATACTTTGCATCACCCTGATTTAAAGCACTGTCATTTTCGATCTGTTCTTCGATATCCAGTACATCAGCTAGCGACTTGGCTTGGTTTAGTGCTTTGGCGTAAGCTCTGCGTAATTCAGCAGGTGCCAGCTGTTTCTTTTGCTGTACCAGTGCTTCAGCTTCTTGTTGCAGGCGCTTCAATTCATCAACGCTTATGCCGTTATCTGTAGCTGGTTCTACTTCCTTAACTGGTTCAACACGTTTACGGAAGCTTTCTAAAATCTTTTCTGCAAGTTCCTTATGTTGACCTGTTAGCTTGTCAAAATTATGGTTAATGCTTGCTTCTAGGCTAGCCAGATTCCCTTGAGTAGGTTCATCTTTAGAGCGAGTCTGCCAAAGGTTAATCAGGCTTTGACTTTTATTTACGGCATCTTCAACTACATTAGTTTTCTTTTTTGGCTTTTCTACTGGTGGTTCTGCTGCCTGTTCAGGCTCAGACTTTTTTGCAGCAGTTACCTCCGCAGCTTGAAATTTCTGGTATTGAGCTTTGATCAGTGTCATTAGGTGCTTGCGTTCAGCGCTATCTGCATGATCCAGTGCCTGTTCTTCAATTACTTCAAGGTGAACCACTGATTTGGCGGTCAAAATACCTTTCTTGATTTGTTCAAAGCTTGGCGCATATACGACTTCTTCCTGATCAAATGTTTGAACTTCTTGGCTAGTTTGTTCCTGGTAATGATTCACCTCATTTTGTGTTGAGTTTTGGACATCTTGCTCTTGTTGTAGATCTTGAGGGCTGTTATCTACAGACACAAAATCACCATCAATCGTAATTCCTTTACCTTGCTCAGCTGCATAAGAAACATCTACAGCATTCGACATTTCAATTGACTGCGGCATGTATTTTAAAACTTGGAGTAGGGCTACTTTCTTGGCATACGCTTCAAGATGTTTTTTGCTGTAATGGTTTGACTGTAGTGCCGGTACAACAGTTTTCTTGAAATGAGCATGCACTTTCTTGATTGGCCAAACTTCAATTACAGGCATTTCCGAGTCTTTTACACGGCCAATTGCATAGACGTGAGTTAATTTTGATTCTTCAAACTCACCACAAGGTTTGTGCTTACAGTAAGGTGAATCACCAAGCATGTAATCAAACTCATCACCTTCATAAACGGCACCAGTCCAGACTGTGCAACGACCGCCGCGGTTGGCCAGATCTACGAGACCCTTCCAGCCAGGAACAAAAGTACATTTGTCTTTGTATGGAACAAGGTAGCCTTGGCCATTCACACCAATTTCAAGGCCAAGCTGTGAAGCTACAATGATGCTGCCAAAAATAGTCTTAGGATCGCATCTCTGCAAAGCTGGGTTTTGACTGAATGCAGTCAGAGAAAGACGTACCATACGATCCGCATTTAAATGCTTAGGTAGGGCAAGTTCTAACTGGCTTTTATGCTTCTGCATGAAAGCATTGAATGAAGCAACAGGGTTAGCAGGGCGGTTGTTTTGTAGTTGAGCGTTCATGATAAAAATTCCTATAAATTAAATTAGTTAAAATCGTTTTCTAAAGCTTGTTTGGTCATATAAGACGGTAAATAAATTTCTTCCAGGTCTGTGCTGTAGCCATCCCATTCATTGATCAGCAGGGATTCAGCCAACTGTTCTTTCGCCTGGTTATAGCGTTTATCACCAACTGCTAAAAACAGATCAGATGCCTTGTACTGCTTGCATGGAAATGGAATAGAGCTTTCCGCAACTAGAAAGGTGAATCCGGGCTTATCTTCAGTCTGATAAAACTGTTGGAATCCTTCTCTGTACATTGACGCTGACAAGTCATAGAAAAAATCAGCACAAGATCTGGAAAACTTAAAAGGACGTGCGTCATTTGCTGTTTTTACGTCAAAGATCCAGCCATTCGGAAAGGCTGAACAAGGCGCAATGTGGTAGTCAGGGCGGACTCGAAGCTTTAAACCGTAGGTTGGATCTGTAAAGAAAATGCTTACTTCGGCCATGCCATAATTATTTTGCATGTCTTTGTATGAGCTCAATGAACGCAAGTTATTCGCTATGCGATGAGCACCTTCGAGAAGATCTTCTGTGATAGTTGTCTTTGTGCCATGTTCAGCCGCAAATTTATCCCACCACTGCACACGCTTCATTGAATCCTCAGATGGATTCTTTGCATTACGCATTACGTCCGTTGGTGGCTTCGGTGCATCCGCAGGGATAACAGCAAACTCATTATGAAACTGCTCAGGCTCAAGAAATAATGTATGAGCCAAGGTTCCAAAATCTAAGTGCTTCTTAGTTTCGCGCTCAACTTCCTTGATGATATTTTTTGAATAAAAGTGAGCACCAGAACGCAGCATGTCTTTTAACTGGCTTGAGCTGAATTCAGGGCGTGCGTGATATTCATCGTTGCTCAAACCTTCAATCAGCTGCGCCGTAGGTAGTTCGATAAAGGCATTCATGATTCCACCTCATTGATCACATCTTCAATTTCAGTTGCGATTTGGGCAATTGCTTCACCTTCCATCGTCCCAGTGCCAACCATGCAGATGATTGCTCTAAGTTCCAGCTTTCCCCAATCGCTATTAGGTTTTGAGTCCCAATAAAGCTTGATTAGACGGTTATCATTTTTGTCTACACCAAACTGTGAGTGTGTGTTAAAGCGCTGAGATTCGAGGAACTTTTTAAGCTTTTCCTTGTCGCCTTTATAGGCGAAGAAATCAGGTTTAAGTCTCACTTCGCACCCCCAACAGCATTCGCAATGGCTTCCGCCTGATACGCAGACTGCTTTTCCGCTGCATGCAGAATCATGACTGACAGACCAAAGAAGATTGAGAAAAGAAGCATCCAAGCCGCCAAATTTGACGCAACTTCTTTCGCTACAGATTTCGGTTCTGGGTGCTGGTACAAACGCTCAGATGTTTGGCTTGATTGGCCGAACTCTGGCAGGTTGCTTTGAATAGGATTTTGTTTCATACTTATCTCGCTTTATTGCAAGCCCGCTAGATTTCCAGTCCCTGCGGGCTTTTTTGTTTTTACCAGTTGGTGATAACCGCAATAACTTCGCCACAATGAACAACTTTAATTTCGCCATCACACACAATTAGGCTTGTGTGATTGGTGCTAGTTGCTAAGGTTTTAAATTGATTCATGGGTGTTCTCGGTTTATTGGGTACAAGATAAATATCGCATTAACGATAAATATAGTCAATAGCTATTGCGATATTTTATCGCTAAAAAGATCTAATTATTTTTATGGCAATAAAAAACCCATCATGAAGATGGGCTTGAATAATTTATAAGCTTAGTTTTCTATGTAATTTTCCCCAACCTTAAAGCCTCTATTTTTACCTAAGTAAACCGGATCTAGTTTGGCAACTAGAATATAAGTCCATAAGTTATGCCGCTGGTTATATAGAGGGAGAACACCAACGAAATCACCCTTGTTTAAGTTTGCATTGAGATTGTTGCATATAGCACTTACCTCTAGTTTTTCGCCATTGGTAATTATAAACACATCTACATCTAGGTGCTGCTTTTCTGCTAAACCACTCTTATATAACGTATCATCTTGAAATACTGTGTCTACAAAGCCGTAAAGAATTACTTTATTTTCTAATTTACACTCATAGACCGTTCTTATAAATTCTACCAATTCAAGAGCGTCATCAAATACTCGAGGTTTTTCGTAGAGCTTAATTTTTCTGTGACTCTTAAAAAGTACCCAGCAAATACAAATCACAACAGCCAGGCCAATCAGAGCAAGCAACCCAACGATAATCTTCACAGTTACCAGTTCTCCATAGATTGCCAAGACCAAGCCCAGCCGATAATTTGAAATTGTTGATCAATTATCTCCTGAGCTGTCAGCCTTTCTTCTGGAAACTCCACAGTATTATCGGAAACAATTCGCACACCACCGAGAGGAAGGTTGTAAAGTCGCTTAAATTTAAAAAGCCCACCATGGCAAATAGCAAACACCTTGCCATCTTTTATAGTTGTACGCTCTAAATCAACGTAAACCGTATCCTTGTCTTTGATAGTTGGCAGCATTGAATCGCCGCTCGCAGGGAATGCCACACAGTTTGCTTGATGAATGTGTCTATCGTTTAAAGATTTACTATTTATAGTGATTTCCTCATGCTCTTGTTCAAGAACCTCACCAAATGACCCAGATCCACAGGAAATGGAAAGATTTGGATAGTATCTAATTTTCACTAGATTATTTAGCTGATAAGCAATTTCATCTGTATTGCTAACATGTTCAATTATTTGATCAATTGTGCCGTTGGTATGCTCTTTGTTATTTACAGATTCCTGTTTACCTGTCAATAAATAACTACTTGAGGTACCTAGTGCCTGAGCAATAGCTTCCATATTTATAGCTGATGTACTTTTTTTATCATTCTCTAAATCGGAAATAGTTGATTGGCCAACTTTTGCTTTTTTAGCTAGTTCAGGCTGAGACATGCTTAGAGATCTTCTTAGTGTTCTAATTCGATTTCCTACACTCATGATTATTACTCCAAAGTTGATATCGCTATTGTGATGCAAATTTATATCGCTATGGCGGTTGCTTAAATATCGCAATCAAGATAAATTATCCCAATAGCTATTACGGGAATGATGAAATGACTAATTGGAGTCAGTTAATTAAAGACCTTCAGGACAAAGAGAAGGGGAATATGACTCAGCAACAAATTGCAGAGAGTGTTCCTTGCTCACAAAACTACATAAGCGATCTAAAGGCTGGAAAGAAAGGTAAAAGGCTTTCTTATGAAATCGCTGACGGTTTAAAGAGACTACACAAAGAGAAAGTAAACCCAGAAAACGAAGGGGTTGCTTAATGTCAGAAAAATTAACTGAAAGCATCACGTTCAAATGCACGTATGAAGAAAAACGTGATTTAGAAGCTATTGCGAAGTCTGAAAACAAAACTTTGTCTGAACACATTAGAAGTTTGGGCATATCAAATATTTCTGAAATTCGGGAACGTTTAAATAATCTCGCATCTCTTATGCGTCTGACCACAGATACCGTAGACACGCCTATTTTTGAATTAACACCTGAACCATTGATGAAACCTACCGGCACAAAAAAAGCCCATCTGTGCGACCAGATGAGCTTCTTTGCCATTCACTCAGAAAGTAAATGAGGCATGTAACGAATGTTGAATTTAACACGTATCGGGGAGGTTGTGAAGCTATGAATACTGCACAAGTAATTCCGTTTAAGAAGCCTTCACAACCAGCACAAGGGGCTGGAAAAAGCATGTATAGCGATAAGTTCGATCAGGGCTATGTTATGTCTAGTCGCTTGTATCGAAAAGAAGTGTGGCCATTCATTAGCGATGCTGCACGTAACGTCTATGCGGAGCTGGAAAACCGCATTAACGGACATAACAAAGAGTCTGATTTTGTCAGCTATTCACAGTTGCAAGGCGGGGATCTTCCTGGATCTCGCAAACTTGGCCGGACGACCGTCTCAAATGCACTTCAAGAGCTTATTAAATTAGGTGTGATCAGTGTTGTAGCTAATGGAAAGCAAGGCATGAAATCTTATCGATTAAATGAGATTTCTATCAAAGATCGGTTCACCAACAAGACTAGTCCCGTAACTGTACCAGTCCCACCACAAGACCAGAATAGTCCTACTAGTGAACTGCCAACCAGTCCTGTAACAGGACACACAATAGATATTCCTATAGATCCTTTAGAAGATAATAAGAATAAAGCGCCGGCTGAATTTGTTCCTCAGGATCGTGGTGCTTTGAATTTTATTGATTACCACTCTGACGATCCAAAGCTGTACACGCTGAAAGATCTATCTGGGACCTACCCAATCAAACAGGATTTCATGGCTCAAGCAGCTGTGAGTTTTCCAAAGCTGTCACAAGACATCGTACTTGAACAACTCAAAGAGCTGGCGCAATGGTCAGTTGGTCAACCTGAACGTATTTCTCAAAAGTGGATGACCACCTGGTTGAACTGGTTACGCAATTACCAACCTGCAAAACCGAAGACCGAAAAACCAAAAGCAGCCAAGAAATCTAACGCAAATCTGAACGTGAATGATGCATGGAAAGATCAGGCAACTTATCACGCACCTGTTGAAAACTTCCAAGTGGATATCCCGGAGGACTTCGTATGAACGCAATGTCATCGTTTTCGTTTGGACTGAAAAAAGTTCAAGAGATCTGCAACAAGCATCAGGTCGCTATGGTTCAAGCAGGCCCATATCACAAGTGCCCTAAATGCGCCGTAGAGTTCCATGAAGCACAACTTGCACAAGCACAGGCCGAAGTGGATCGTCAGGTACGTGAAAAGCATTTTGCAGGTGCTCAACTTCCAGAACGTCATGCTCATTCAGGTTTTAAGAATTACCTGGTGAAACATGCAGGACACCAGAATGCACTGAATCAGGTTGTTTCTTTTGCCAAGAATATGATCAACGGCGACAAGAATAACTTTGTGATGGTGGGGCCTACAGGTACAGGGAAAACCCATTTGAGCTGTGCAACGGCCAGAACACTACTCAACAAGGGCAAGCATGCACGCTACATCACCAGTGAGGATCTGGCACAAAAAATCATGCACGCATGGGATGCACCGGACGCTACAGAGAAATCTGTAATCCATGATTTCACTCAATACGATTTATTAATTCTGGATGAATACGGATTACATGATCGTGATAAGCGCCGCGAGCTGGTACACAAGGTTTTATATGCACGCTATGACCGCATGAAGCCGACCATGCTGATTTCAAATTTAACCCTGGAAGAACTGCAAAAAGACTTGGGTGATCGTCTTTGGTCACGTTTCCAGCAAGGTGGTTTAAGCGTAGTCGAATGCAATTGGAATGATCAACGTACAGGGGGTGCAGCATGAGTATCAGTCAATCACACGGCCACATGTTTGAACTCACGATTGAAATCGTTTTGTTCATCACGTTCCGGAGAAAGAAAACCTATGTGCAGGATGTTCTGGATGATGTGGTTTCAGACGTAAGCAAAAGAACTGTGCAGAAGTATCTGGCATCACTTGAGAAGCTTGGATACATCACAGGCGATAAAAAATACCCACAAGGATTCCTGCCAACCGAAAAAGCTAAACAATTATTTGAGGCTGGTACATGACTGGAACCCGTTGGAGCGAAAAACAGTTAGAAGTTCATTTGAATAAGCATAATTTGCGCAAGGAATGCGCGTCAGTGCAATTTAAAAACAAAATTGAAGCAAAGACACATGAAGCAGAACAAAACGCCGTAGACGCGAAACTAGAGCGAAATAGCGTAGGGGGTGAAAAAGTTATTTTAGATTTTAATTTGCCGGCTATTCCTCCAAGCGTGAACCACTACTGGAAGAAATCTGGACGCGGTTTCAAGTTGAGTGATGAGGCAAGAGATTTTCATGATCTGGTCAGCATGTTGGTACCACGGATCAATACAACAGCACGGTTAAAACTGGAGGTGACGTTTCATTTTCCGAATCGATTAAGACGGGATATCGATAATTACTTGAAAGCAACAATTGATAGCCTGGTGAAGTGTGAATTTTGCGTAGATGACGAACAGTTTGATGAGCTGATAGTACGCCGGGGCAATGTGGTTAAAGGCGGATTACTCAAAATAAAAGTGATGGAAATTTAAAGTGAATATAGGGGTTGCTATGGGAAGTTCTATGGGGCTGCAACTGGTCGGTGGTGAGTGTGGAGAGGGGGTTTATACGAACGACCCTCGCGCGCGCGCGCGTTTTATCAATCTGCATACCAAAAAGAAGGTCAAAGAGTTCAAGTTAAAACTTCGAAATTACAAACGTCCGGACTTCAATCGAATGATTCTGGACTTAGGCAAATGCGGCTGGACACACGAAAAGATTGCAGACGTTCTGCCGGTGTCCGGTGCTTCTACAGTTTCAGAATGGGCGCGTGGTGGTGTACCGAACTATGACAACGGCCACGCCTTCATCATGCTCTGGCAAACAGAGACGGGCATTGTGCGCTACCCACTGGAAGGCGAGTGGGCCACATACAAGTACAAGATTGGCCAGATGGATATTTTTGAAGACGGCGGCCTGTGTGATCAGGTCATTGATGAGTTGGATCGGGAGTTAGGGTTGTGAGAGATTTTAAGGTTGGCCAAACAGTAACGCACGACAGTCCATGCTGGAAACCACAAGGCAAGCTAACCATTGTAAAAGTAGATATTGGCCGTCGTAGTGGATTAAAAATTATTACTGCGACGGATGAAAGCGGAAAGGAGTTCACTGCTGTAGAGGGGGTATTTCATGCCACCTGACTACACCCACATCGAGAATGATGGCACGCCGTGGAAGGAGGTCAACGGCGAGTGGTTTTACTGGCGTGAATTGTGGGGCTGGTGTCAGTACGTCGGCATGAAAAATCAGAGTTTTTTTAATAAGTTTAGGTAGATAGTTAATGAAAAATTATATTGAAATGCATGCACGTGGTTCAGGTCGTAGCACAAGGTTATTGGAAGAGGCGCTTGAATTGTCAGCAAGCGAGAAAGTGATGGTAATTTGTCATTCTGAAAACTCATGTCGTGAAATGATGCGACTGTTTCAGTATTTAGCTCATTGCAAAAAATCTCCAATAAGATACCTACCAACATTTGAAACGCCGTCGAGAAAAAATATTGATTGGCATAAAAAGGAGGTTTTTGGCTTTGGTAGGGTGCTTATAGACCATCATGTTTGGGCTGTATATTTTGGGTTTGCTATAGAGGGATTTCACGAATATGACAATCAAGTAAACATAAACCCAAGATCATTGGATTAAACACCCAACAAACCCGAACACCCATACCCCCACAGTAACCCTATCAACCAACGATAGGGTTTTTTTATGGCAGCTCGCAAAGTAAGTACACCAGGTGCAAAGACACCGGAACCAGCAGTCGAAACTACGGCGCAACCAACTACAGCAGAACAGGCCGATGCAGCGGTAGAGCACATTACTGGTCAAGATGAATCACAAGACCAGTCTACTGATGCACTTGTGCCGGCTGAGCAGTTCGATGCCGTGGCGCAAAAGCTCGCTGAAGCAGAAGAAAAGATCAAAGCGCTGGAAGCTCAATCAAAAGCACAAAGCAAAACCGCAGCACCAGTACAGCAACTTAAATCACAAACTGCCGAAGTTAAACGTGTCCAAAACGTGTTGACTGATCGCGGCTGGGATTCAGTGGAGGAATAACCATGGGATCTAAACCTAAGGTGGTGCAGCAAGATCCGGAAGGTGATGCACGCCGGGCAGCCGAAAAGGCTACAGCAGAATCCAATGCCAAAAAAGCAATGCGCCGTACTGGTAGCTCTATGGGTAGTTCAATGAGCGTATTGGGTGGCGGAGAGGATGGTGATCGCTTTAGAGCGGCGGTGAACTCTATGCGTGGGCCACTTTTTGGAAACAAATCAAAACTAGGTGGTGGTGAATAATGCAAAACGACGCTCGTAAATACTGTACCCGTTTGGGACAACTCAAAGCTGCGCGTGCACAGTATGAGTCGCATTGGGCTGAATGCTATCGGTTTGGTGCGCCTGAGCGTCAGCAGTCCTTTGCTGGAAGTGATGTAAAGAATCAGCGTGAGACTGAGCGTGCAGATCTGTACGACTCAACCGCTGCCGATTCTGTCCAGGTGCTGGTATCCATGATCATGAACGGCGTTACACCTGCGAATGCAATCTGGTTTAAGGCACAGCCGGACGGTATCGATGACCTATCAGAAGTCACCGAGGGTGAACGCTGGCTTGAGGATGTGTGTCAGTTCATGTGGCGCAATATCCACGGCGCAAACTTTGACAGTGAGAACTTCGACACGATCACGGACGTTGTCACCGCTGGTTGGGGCGTGATGTATGTCGATATTGATCGTGAAGCAGGTGGTGGCTATGTGTTCGAGTCATGGCCAACGGGTAGCTGTTTTATCGGATCATCACGTGCTGACGGCCTGATTGATACGATTTACCGTGAACATGAAATGACAGCCGAAGCCATGATTAATACCTATGGTGAAAAGAACTGCCATTACACGGTTGTTGATACAGCCAAGAAATCACCAGATACCAAACTAAAATTGCTGCATGTGATTCAGCCGCGTAAACAGGTGGGTGCTGGCCAGATCAACAAGGCTATGCCGTTTGCATCCTTTCATATTGACCAGAGCAATCAGCACATGCTGAAGGAATCTGGCTATCACGAATTTCCTTGCTCGGTACCACGTCTGCGCAAGTTGCCAAACTCGGTATATGGCAATGGTCAGATGACTTTGGCTTTGCCGGATGCCAAGACAGCCAATGACCTGATGAAGAACACTGTACGTTCTGCTGATCTTCAAATTGGTGGTATGTGGATTGCTGAGGATGACGGCGTTTTAAATCCGCATACCGTGCGTATTGGTCCACGTAAAGTGATTATTGCCAATTCAGTAGATTCAATGAAACGCCTGGATGACGGCGTGAACTTCCAGATCTCCGAATATCTCTTAAACCAGTTACAAGGCGGCATTCGTCGCAAGCTCATGGCTGATCAGTTGCCACCAATTGGGACTAGCACCATGACAGCAACAGAAATCAATACACGTGTTGAGTTGATCCGGCAGCTGCTCGGTCCTATGTATGGCCGTCTGCAAACTGAATACCTGAAATCTATCCTTGATCGCTGTTTTGGTCTGGCATTGCGTTCTGGTGTTTTAGGACAGCCACCAGAAGAATTATGGGGTCGCAATCTTTCATTCAAGTTTGTGTCACCACTGGCACGTTCTCAGCGTATGGAAGAAGTGTATGCCACTGAGCAGTACATCGCCAGCATGGGGAATGCAGCAGCTGTAGAGCCAACCATTCTGGACAATATCGATTTTGATGCAGTAGCAACGATTACAGGAACAGGCCGTGGCGTTCCTCAATCGATCATGCGTACAGCAGATGAGGTTCAAGAGTTGCGTGCGGCACGTCAAAAGGCACAGGAAGAACAGGCCCAGCAACAGCAACAGCAAGCCATGATGGAAATGGCCGGCGGTGCAGTGGTCAAAGGCATTGAGAAACAGATCGGTGCTGAACCCGCAACAGGAGTAATGCAGTGATTATTTCCGTAGCTTTGATGCTTATTGCTGGTCTGATCCTAGCCGTTGGCTGGTGGAATGAAGTCAGCAAAAACCGAGAGCTAAAAAGCCAGATTAAAAGTTACCAGGCTGAACTTGCTGAACGCTCATTACCCAAGGCAAAGGAAGAAAGCCAAGAGGGTGAGCGTGGCGCATTTGTAAAGGTTCAAACAGCGCGTACAGCTACGCCTGAAACCTACCGCAATGTCTTTGATCTGGATTACAACGGCCAGCGGGTACTTGCTCACCTCACATTCATGTATGCCAACAAATCAAGCTATGTGCGCGGTGGCCATGATGCAGAACGCGAGTCCTGTTTCCGTGCAGGTCAGGCGGATGTGCTTGGCTTTATCTACAAACAAATTAACCGTGCAAACGATCCAGACTATAAAGAGGAACAAGTAAATGACTGATCCAGTGAATAACCCAGTAGAGCCAGAAAACAATCCTGCACCTAGCGTGATGACCCCACCGGTAACCGATCCGGTAGATCCTGCACCAACTGATCCAGTAGACCCACCTGCAGCGACTGGTGCACCTGAATCAATCGATGGTTATCAGGTCGAAGTGGAAAACTTCAATTTTGATGAGTTCAAGGCCATCCCTGAAAATCAGGAGTTCTTGGAACGTGCGCGTGAAGCCGGACTGGACAACGGCAGCCTGAATTTCTTGCTGAAGGAATATAACGAGCTGATTCCGGCACTCATGGAAAATAACGCCGTACTGGACAATGAAACCACGGTCAAAACCATGACTGAAGCATGGGGAGCTGAAGCAGAGCAGAACTTCGGTTATGCCCAAGCAGTGGCAGGCAATCTGATTGCAAACGGCGTACTGACTGCGGAGGAGGTGAACGATCCGTCATTTGGTAACAATCCACTGGTGTTGAAGATGGCGGCATACTTTGGCCAGCAGCTCAATGAAGATACACCCCCATCTAACACACAACAAACTGGCGGCGTAGATGTTGAATCATTAATGCAGTCGGAAGCGTATTTGAACGAAAGCCACCCTGATCATAAGCGTGTCTTTGCTCAAGTCCAGAACTTCTATCAGAAGCAATACAAATAAGGGGTCTTAGCTTATGGCTAACGAAAATAAAATCACGGCGGCATTTGTTCAGCAGTTCCATGACAACTATGAGTTGGCATCACAACAGAACGAAAGCCGTCTATTAAAAACCGTAGTGAATCGCGGCAAAATCGTGGGTGAATCATTCACCATTAACGATATGGGACAGGTTGAAATGGCGGCTTCTGGTGCGCGTTTCGGTGATACTACCTGGACGATTCCTGATGCTGGTACACGTAGCGTCTTGATGAATGACTTTGACCTGTTCATTCCAATCGAATCACGCGACATTCCAAAGCTGAAAGCGCATCCAAACGATAAATATATCAAGGTGCTGTATAACGCGAAAAACCGCAAAATCGATGACATCATTTACCAGGCTGCAATCGGTACTATCAGCCGTAAAAGTGTTGCGGATAACGGCACAGCAACAACCACACCAACCGCATTGCCAGCGGGTCAGTTGATCCTTTCAGGTTTTGGCAGTGGTAGCCTGAAAAGCAAGATCATCAAGGCAAAATCCATCTTCCGTGCCAACGAGTGTGATGAGCACAACGGCGAACAGTTATACATCCTGTATACGTCTGCAATGATGGAGAAAATCTTAGGCGATACCACACTGACATCTGCTGACTTCATGGCCGGTAAGATGATTCAGGAAGGTGGTGTTGGCGGTAAATGGATGGGCTTCAACTGGATTCCATACGAAAAATTAAGCCAGGGTGCTGCGGTGGGTGAACTTCGTACCGTTGCTTACTGTGGATCTGCAATTCACTTTGGTGAAGCGGATATCACTGGCTTCGATATCACCACACGTGCAGACAAGAAAAACATCAAACAGGTTGGTGGTGTGCATTCTCTTGCCGCAGGTCGTGCAAACGAGAAGAAAGTCGTTGCGATTGACTTCGTTGTCTAACTGGTAGGGGTTTTGGCTCGGCATCTTGGGCATGGGGTGTCGGGTCTTTTTTATAAGGAGCAGCCAAAATGATTCAACTTCTGATGTGTCTTTTTGGTTTTCATGGTGCGACTGAGATTGGAACTGATACCAAGCCAGAGTGCCGCAATTGTTTGAAAGAAGTGGAATAAGAATATGAGTAAAAAATTATTAGCACATGCATTATGCGCATACATTGGCACTAAATCTGTATTGGCTACAACCATGACACGTGGCGAATACAATGAATATCGCGGCTGTCAGATTCCTGAAAATGAAGACCCAAGCGAACAGGGTTATCTGGTTGAATACGTAGATGGTGGCAAACCAAATGATGAGCGTCATGTTGGTTATATATCTTGGTCGCCGCGTGATGTATTTGAAAAGTCATACCATCAATCTCAAACACCACAAGATCGCGTTCGACTTGAACAGCGCGAACTGTACACAAAGCTCGATGCACTGGAAAATTTCTTAGATAAAGGTCAGCCAAGTTTCATTAATGATGAGCAATGGGATTTATTGCAAGAACAGCAAAAACACATGGATGCATACCATGATGTGTTAGTGAAACGCATCGCATTATTCTAACACCCAACAAACCTAACCAAAGAAGCCTTCAAGATCATTAAAACTTGAGGGCTTTTTTATGTCTACTACAGAAGTATCTATCTGCAATGAAGCACTGAGCCAGATCGGCGCTAAATCCATTATTTCATTTGATGAAAATACAGAGAATGCACGCCGTTGCGCTTCGATCTATGCCAGCACACGTAAGGCATTACTGCGCATGCATCCATGGTCCTTTGCGAAAAAACGAGTGCAGCTTGCACCAGTGACCACACATCCGACATTTGGTTATGAAAACTCTTTCCCGTTGCCACGTGATTTCTTACGTGTGATCAGTGCTGGTGTGGAGGAATATGAAGTCGAAGCACGCCACATTCTCGCCAATACCAATCTGATCAACCTGCAGTACATTGCGGATGAAGATAATGAGGAAATTTGGGATTCATTGTTTTGTGAGTGCATGGTGCTGTACCTGATCAATAAGCTGGCCAAGCCGATTACAGGCAGTCAGTCTGAATCTGATAGCGCATGGCAGAAGCTACAAAACATGCTGAAACAGGCACGTGCAATCAATGGGCAGGAGCGACCAGCGCAAGACTTTGCAGCAGATTATCAATCTTCACTGATTGGAGTGCGCTACTAATGAAAACCGTTGTCATGAAAAATAACTTTAGTGCCGGGGAGCTGGCACCAGCGTTATACACCCGGACAGATATTCAGCAGTATTCCAACGGCGCAAAGCGTATTAAAAACTTATTCCCACTGGTGGAAGGTGGTGTGCGCAAGCGTCCCGGAACATTCAATCGTGGACTAATGGAAGGTGGATCGATTCGCCTGATTCCATTCATTGTGAACTCGGCCAATGTTTATCTACTGATTTTCAACCATCAAAGCATTACGGTCTACGACCCACGTAACAGAACAGTCATTACCACGCTTGTTTCACCCTATACAACGGCGCAGATCCGTGACATTCAATATGTGCAGTATCGCTTTGAAATGTTCCTTACGCATAATGGTGTGCCGGTACAGCGATTGCGTTGTGATGACACGTTTAATAACTGGAATCTTTCGGCCTTTGTGTTTACCCATCCACCGATTGATTCAGAGAATGCGCGTTATCCATTCCGTAAGGGTAAGCCTTCAGGAAAGGATCTAGGTGCATTTGTCAATTTCACCCTTGATGTCGTATCTGCCTGGGATGAAACGCAAACCTATTTAACTGGCGATGTGGTGACCTATCTAGGGCTGTACTATCAGGCTGCATCAGAAAATACAAACAAACAGCCTTCTACATCAGTCAGTGATTGGGTGTCGGTACCAAATGCAAGTGGCGCGGGGTTTTCTGCCGCTGATATTGGTCGTTATCTAGAGGTCAATGGTGGTCTAATCAAGATCACGAAATTCAACAACAGTGATAGCGTCAGTGGTGAAGTGGTCAAAAAACTGGATGCTGACATTAAGGCAATTGAACGCTCATGGGTCATTCAGCCGCATGCTTTCAATGAGTCTGATGGCTATCCGCGTTGCTGCACTTACTTCAAGCAGCGACTGGTATTTGCCAATACAAAAAAAGCACCGAACAAAATCTGGTTTAGCGCCGTAGGGGATAACGGGAACTTTCTGGAAACCACAGAGGATGCGGATGCATTCAGTATTGTTTCAGCATCTGGTCTGTCTAACAGTATCCTGTTTTTAGAAGCACAGCGCGGGGTGATCTGCCTGACTTCTGGTGGTGAATTCATGGTGGACTCAGATGGGGGATTGACACCGACCACAGTAAACATTGTAGAGCACAGCGCATACGGCGCATATTCCGTAACACGTCCTGAGCGGGTCGGGAATGAGCTGTTATTCGTGCAGCGTGGTGGTGAACGTGTCCGGGCATTGACCTATCGCTATGAGGTGGATGGCCTTGTTTCACCAGAGATCAGTGCATTGTCTTCACATATCGGTGAGCTGCACCAGGGCGTGAATGAAATTTCATACCAGCAAGAGCCTGAATCAATTGTTTGGTTAGTGCTGGGTGATGGCAAGGTGGCATCAATTACCTTTAACCGTGATCAAGAAGTTATGGCATGGGCGCAGCATGATTTCGGTGGATCGGTGAAAAGTATCTGTTCTATGCCCACTCAGTTGGGTTCTGATGATGCGTACATGCTGATTGAGCGCAAAGGCAATGTTTATCTTGAGCAGATCTCTTTTGATGCTTTGGTGGATTCTCAGACCAGTATAAAACTGAATACCGGCATTCTTGTTAAGTCACGCTTCGATCACCTGAAAAATATTGCTGCGTATTGGGTTAAAAATGACACAGTGACCGAAATCGAATACCGGATTGAGGGTGACAACCTGGTGATTGATGACTCAAGCCTGATCAATGAAACGCTGTACTTTGGAGAGCTGTTTGAATGCGTAGCGGAACTATTCCCGCCTGAACTCAGTCAAAGTCCAATGTCGAGCATGATGCATAAGGCTAAGGTGGATCGGACGGCATTCTTCTTTAATAAAACTTTAGGTGTGCAGTTGAACGGCCAGCTGGTCGAAACATTCACCTTTGATGACAACCTGATGGGACCACGTAAACCATATACCGGATATCACCTGGAAGAAGGCGGCACATGGGAGGATCTGCACAAAGTGCCTTTAGTTATCTCACACAACAAACCGCTACCTTTTCACCTGCAAGCTATCACCATGCAGTTATCAATTAACGAGAAATAACATGATAGTCCGATCAGCCACACTGGATGACCTGCCGGCACTGATTGAAATAGCCCGGAAATTCATTCAGGAAGCACCGAACTATGCCAGCCGCGAACTGGATGAGCAGGCACTGAAAGACAACCTGAGCGCCGTTATTGATGGTATGGGTGCAGTTTTTGTGGCTGTTCAGGATCATGAAATTGCAGGCGGTATCGTTTGCCTGACAACTAAGGACTGGTTTAACAATCAGGTCATTGCCTTTGAACAGGTCTTTTATGTCAAACCTGAATATCGCGGCACACGTGCGGCATTGCTACTTATTGATGTATTCCTGAACTGGTCACGCCAGATGGGTGCAGATCGTGTGCAATGCGGTACCACAACCGGAATTAACACAGAAAGCTGCGTGCGCTTATACAAGCATTTCGGCTTTGACGAATACGGCATTCTTTTGGATCTGGAGCTTTAAACATGGAAATTATTGCAGCCGATAATACTGAACTATTGGCCCATATTCTGGGGGATATCCAGCAGCGTGCTTATATCGACACGGTACGTGATGTGCAGCAGCAACTGTCAGAAAGTCCGGATCAGATCGATGTGCCTGTTCAACATCATTTTGCACCAGGTGTGTATATGCGGCAGATGGATGCAGCCGCTGGAACACTGGTCGTCAGCAAGATGCATCGGACTGAGCATATGAATATTTTGCTGAAAGGTTCGCTGACAGTAGCCACCGAGGACGGCATTCAATTGATGACTGCACCGTGTGTACTGAAATCTATGCCGGGCACCAAACGCATTGGTTACTTTCATGAGGACAGCAGCTGGATCACGATACACCCAACATCCGATACCGACCTTGAGAAGATCGAACAGCAGGTGATTGTGCCTGACGATGAGATTGATCAATTTCTTGCGTCACTTCCAAATCGATTAAAGGAGATTGAATAATGTCATGGGTAGCGGTAGCAGTAGCAACAACGGTGGCATCTACAGCATATGCTGGATACACCAGTTATCAAGGTAATAAACACATGGCAAAGCAGGCTGAAGCAGATGCTGAAGCACAGCTTGCACGTGGTCGCCTTGAAGCCGAACGAATCCGTAAGGAAAAAGATAAGGCACAGTCACGTGCACGTGCAGCGGCTGCAGGAAACGGTCTGGATGTGCACGAAGGTACAGCCGTTGTAATCAATGATCAGATTGAACTTGATGGTAACTATGATGCCAATATGGCCGAGATTACGGGTTATAACAGCTCACAACGCCTGAAAGCTGAAGCAAGTGTGCATCGCAATAATGCCAATACAGCGATTGTTTCCGGTGCTTTAAATACAGTCAGTGGTGGTGTGAATGCATCGAAAGGGTGGAAATAATGGCTAAAATTCCAATGGGTAACTTTGGCAATGCAATGCCTGAGGTAGTACGTACCCAGATGCCACAGCGCAACACAGGCCAATTGGCTCAGGCTGTAGGTAACTTAGGGCAAGTATTTCAAAACAAAGCAATAGACCGCAGACAGAAAGAAGATGCAGCCGATGTATCTGCCAAAAATGCGGAACTCTATAACAACCAGATGGCCGAGAAAGAAGGCAAGGTCAAACTGGATGATGTTTTGACCACTGAACTGTCAGAACAAATCACCCTGTTAAAAAACGATGTGGCCAACGGAGCAATGACCGCAGATGTGGCCAACAAGAATCTACAGACCTGGTCACAGGAACGATTCAAAGGTCTTGAAAATGATCTGCCGATGCACGCGCGTCTGGATCTGCAAAACTACTGGTCCCAAAATGTAGCGAAGAATGCCACTTCATTTCTGCCATTGCAGTTGAGTGCTGACAACAAAAAAGGTGAAGTGCTGGCTGATCGTTATCTTGAGATCGGCACACGTATGGATCGTGAAGCCGGTGCTGAATACGTCAAATCCAATATTCAAAGCTTGAACATACCGGAAGCACAAAAACAGGCACTGATTTATAAATACCAAGGCACACGTGATCTGCAAGATATTGACGGACGTATCACCAGTGCCATTGAAAATAAGGACACGGCCAGCCTGCAGCAGCTTGTCACTGAAATGGATAACGGTGGTTTTGGTTATACAGACGGCCCGACACTGCAACAGAAAAAAGCGCAGGTACTCAGCCGGATCGATGCACTGAATAAACAGGTCGAAGTAGAAGAAAACAAGCGCCTGCAATTGGCCGGAAAGGCATTGACTGAGTTTAAATCTCAGGTGATGACTGGCCGTGCTTTGGATGATGACTACCTGCAGACCATGGGGGCAGCGGTTCAAGGTACCGAATACGAGGCTGAGTACAATTTCTATAAATCACAGTCTACAAACTTCCAGTCATTTGGCCGTTTATCTACTGCCGACATGGAAAAGCGCGTCAATCAGCAAAAAGCCAAAATGGCCAACAGCAAGACAGCTGATGCAGTCACTGAGGAAAAGATTCTCGGTGTCT